AGCGTAGGTGCGAAGGATGGAAGGGTGAAACACGGCTAGGACTCCTTACAGGATGTTGTTGCCAATGATGTACGCGGTGACGCTGTCGTCTTCTTCGACGTCGAACGTGTGATGGTGCGGGGCATGCTGCGCGACGTGCTGCAGATACACGTCGTGGGCAGTGTCGTAGTCATTGCAATGAATGGTTGACGTCGTCATGTCGTCGCGGGCGAGGTCTACAACGTGCAAGTTCAGAGTAATCATGTTGCGCTCCTTGTTGATGACAAAGATAGTGTAACGGATTGTCTTACGGTAGAGACAAGCATAACCCTTCAGCGCGCTAGGACATTACGGGGTGGGGGCTATGCCCGTGGGGGTGAAAACGTGGGTGGCTTTTTTGGGGCTTGCGCACCTATGTGGGGGTAGTGTTGGGCAGGATACAGAATTTGAATAGCGGCGTCAGAGTATACTGTATAAATATACAGTATAGGTGTATGTGTGTGTATAGGCGCAAGCATGTCGTGGGCACCGCCCATGACTACCCCGAGCACCCGCGCCCCAAACCCCCGCGCCACCACGCCACCAGGACACAGCCACGCTACCGACCAGCATGGGCACCGCCCATGACTGCCCATGATGCTGGTGGTGACTGCATGCTGTGGGCACTGCCCACCACTGCCCACGGGCTGACGGCTGACGGCTGACGGCTGACGGCTGACGGGTTGCGCGGCCAGGGCAGCGAGCTGCGCGGCCAGGAGGGGGGAGGGGAGGGCCGGCAGCCTGAGCGGTCAAAAACGAAGGGGCCGCGAACAAAATTTTTTACAGCACAACACCGTAAAGCACCACCTTACACTTGCAAGCCGTCCAACAACCTGTAACATTACGGGCATGAGCTTTCAGTCACTCCCAATCACGGCGCGTGAGGTCAAGGCGACCGAGGCTGTGCTGCAGAAGCTGTACAACGCGGCCAAGCTGGGTCTGCGTGGCGACAACCTGGCGTTGAACGCTGGCTTGCTGCCGATTGAGTACCGGCGTCTGTGTCAGATGGACCCGATAGCCGAGTTGGCGGTGCAGAAAGGCTACGCCGACGCTGAAGGGGAGATGAGTCTTGTCATCCACACGGCGGCGCGTAACGGCGACACCAAGGCCGCAGAGATGATCCTGAAGCACAGGCACGACTGGGTGGCCAAGCAGCATGTGCAGGTGGACGTGGCGCAGCAGATCAGCATCAGCATGGCGCTGGAGAAGGCTGAGCAGCGCGTCATGCAGATCCCAAGCGACGTCGCCGACGTCATCGAACACCAACCGAAGGCGGCGTCAATAGCCGCACCAACGCATGCAGCAGCCGAAGTACAGCGCTGAAGACGAGCAGACCCTGATGGCCCGGCTGTGGAGCCCGGCGGTCAAGGACGATCCCGAGGCGTTTGTGATGCTGGCGTTCCCGTGGGGCGAGGCAAACACGCCGTTGGCCAACTACAAGGGCCCACGCCAGTGGCAGCGGCAGGTGCTGCGCGACCTGAAGGAGCACATCAAGTCGAATAACGGCAAGGTGGACTTCAGCGTGTTTCGGATGGCCGTGGCGTCAGGGCGCGGGATCGGCAAGTCGGCGCTGGTCAGTTGGCTGGTGCTGTGGATGATCACAACGCGCATCGGGGCGAGCGTGATCGTGAGCGCCAACAGCGAAGCGCAGTTGCGCTCGGTGACATGGGCCGAGATCACAAAGTGGCTGGCGATGCTGATCAACAGCCACTGGTACGAGATCAGCGCGACGAGGGTGACGCCGGCCAAGTGGCTGACGGACCTGGTGGAGCGCGACCTGCGCAAGGGCACGCGGTACTGGGGCGCGGAGGGGCGGCTGTGGTCGGAGGAGAACCCGGACAGCTACGCCGGTCTGCACAACAGCGACGGCGTGCTGCTGGTGTTCGATGAGGCCAGCGGCATACCGGACACGATCTGGGACGTGGCGCAAGGCTTCTTCACTGAGAACACGCCGCATCGGTTCTGGACGGCGTTCAGCAACCCTCGGCGCAACAGCGGGTACTTCTACGAGTGCTTCAACGCCAAGCGGGACTTCTGGCGCACGCGCAACATCGACTCGCGCACGGTGGAGGACACCGACAAGGCGGTGTACGAGCAGATCATTGCGGAGTACGGCGAGGACAGCCCGCAGGCCCGGATAGAAGTGTATGGAGACTTTCCGTCTTCCGGCGACGACCAGTTCATCAGCCCGCGCATGGTGGACGAGGCTATGCGCCGGCCACGCTACAAAAACCCCGACGCGCCTATCGTGCTGGGGGTGGACCCGGCGCGCAGCGGCGCGGATGCGACGGTGATCGTGGCCAGGCAAGGGCGCGACCTGCTGGCCGTGCGGCGCTACCGGGGCGACGACACGATGACGGTGGTGGGGCACGTCATTGAGGCGATAGAGGAGTTCAAGCCAGCGCTGGTGGTGCTGGACGAGGGCGGGCTGGGGTACGGCATACTTGACCGGCTGACCGAGCAGCGGTATAAGGTGCGCGGGGTGAACTTTGGCTGGAAGGCCAAGAACACCATCATGTGGGGCAACAAGCGCGCGGAGATGTGGGGCGCGATGCGCGAGTGGATCAAGTCAGGGTCCATGCCCAACGACCGGCAGCTCAAAGCGGACCTGACAGGCCCCAAGACCAAGCCCGACTCAAGCGGCACGATCTTTCTGGAGTCGAAGAAGGACATGAAAGCACGCGGATTGGCCTCTCCTGACGCCGCAGACGCTCACGTTCGCCTATCCGTTGGCCAGCCGCGAGTATGTCGAGCGCCCGCGCACGATTACAATGCGCGACAGAGGCCAAATGTCGGCAAGTTGGATGGGCGCGTAGCGCCCAAAAAAGGGCAAGTAACCATGCCACTCGTCAAATCAGCGTCTTCGACAGCCTTCCGCAAGAACGTGAAGGCCGAAATGGCGTCTGGAAAAAGCCAAGCGCAAAGTCTGGCCATCGCGTACAGCACTCAGCGTGCTGCGCAGGCCAAATCAGGCTCAAAACCCGCGCCAAAGGGCAAGAAGTAACATGGCTGACTACACCGGCATCACTGCGGCTGCTGCCGTGGCCAACGGCGGCGGCGCCAAGAACAAGTCCGAGTCAGACATTTTGACTACGGCTCGTCAACGACTGAACCAAGCTATCTCGGCTTACAGTGAAAGTCGTGAGGATGAGATAGACGATCTTCGCTTTTTTGCGGGAAGTCCTGACAATGCGTGGCAGTGGCCAGCGGACGTTCTGGCCACCCGTGGCGCGGTGCAAGGGCAGACGATCAACGCCAGGCCCTGCCTGACCATCAACAAACTGCCGCAGCACGTCCGGCAGGTCACCAACGACCAGCGGCAGAACCGCCCCAGCGGCAAGGTGATCCCGGCTGACGACAAGGCTGACGTCGAGGTCGCGGAGATCTTTGATGGCGTGGTGCGGCACATCGAGTACATCAGCGACGCCGACGTCGCCTACGACACCGCTTGCGAGAACCAAGTGTCGTTTGGCGAGGGCTACATCCGCCTGCTGACCGAGTATTGCGACGACGACACGTTCAATCAGGACATCAAGATCGGACGGGTGCGCAACTCGTTTTCGGTTTACATGGACCCGCTGATCCAAGACCCGTGCGGCTCGGACGCCAAGTGGTGCTTCATCACCGAGGACATCACCCGCGAGGAATACCATCGGCTGTACCCGAACGCCTCGCCGGCCAACACGCTGATGAGCCTAGGCGTGGGCGACCAGTCGCTAAGCCAGTGGCTCAACGAGAACACGATCCGCATTGCCGAGTACTTCTACGTCGACTACGACCGCGCCACGCTGAACTTGTACCCGGGCAACCAGACGGCGTTTGCCGGCACGCCCGAGGACAAGCAACTCAAAGAGATGTTCGGCAAGCCGATTCGCTCGCGCCAGGCTGACCGCAAGAAGATCAAGTGGTGCAAGATCAACGGCTACGAGATCCTCGAAGAGCAAGAGTGGGCTGGCAAGTACATCCCTGTGGTGCGGGTGGTTGGCAACGAGTACGAGGTTGACGGTCGGCTGTACGTCTCCGGGCTGGTGCGCAACGCCAAGGACGCGCAGCGGATGTACAACTACTGGACGAGCCAAGAAGCCGAGATGCTGGCGCTGGCTCCAAAGGCGCCGTTCATCGGCTACGGCGGCCAGTTTGAAGGGTATGAGATGCAGTGGAAGACTGCCAATACCCAGAACTGGCCGTACCTCGAGGTCAACCCTGACGTCACTGACGGCTCAGGCAGCGTGCTGCCCTTGCCGCAGCGTGCCATGCCGCCGATGGCCCAGACGGGCCTGATTCAGGCCAAGATGGGCGCCGCAGAAGACATCAAGGGCACCACAGGGCAGTACAACGCTTCGCTTGGCCTAGAGGGCAACGAGCGCTCAGGCAAGGCCATTCTGGCCCGTCAGCGCGAGGGCGACACCGGGACGTACCACTATGTTGATAATCTGGCTCGGGCTGTGCGTCATGTTACTCGCCAACTGGTGGATCTGATCCCCAAGATCTACGACACCGAGCGGATCGCACGCATCATCGGCGAGGATGGCGAATCGAGCATGGTGCGGATGAACCCCCTGCAGCCAGAGCCGGTGCGCAAGATCGTCAACGAACAGGGCATCGTGATCGACAAGATCTACAACCCCAGCGTCGGCAAGTATGACGTGGTGGTTGTGACGGGTCCAGGCTACGCGACCAAGCGTCAAGAGGCGCTGGAGGCGATGGCTCAACTGCTGCAGACCAACCCGCAACTGTGGGCCGTGGCCGGCGACCTGTTTGTCAAGAACATGGACTGGCCTGGTGCTCAGGAGCTTGCCAAACGGTTTGCCAAGACCATCGATCCAAAGATCATCGGCGACGCGGACGAGGATCCGGCGCTGCAGGCGGCCAACCAGCAAATGCAGGCGATGGCGCAGGAAATGCAACAGATGGCTGGTATGCTTCAGCGTGTCAACCAGTCGATGGAAGCCCAGAAACTCGAGATCGACAAGTTTAAGGCTGAGACGGACGCTGAGGTCAAGGCTTACGAGGCCGAGACACGGCGACTGCAAGCGGTGGCCGCGGGCATGCAGCCCGAGCAGGTGCAGGAGGTCGTAATGCAGACGCTGCGCGACGTGATGACGGTCGGTGACATGGTGGTCAACCAGCGTGCTGCTGAGATGCCGATGAGTGAACCGATGGGAGCGCCGATATGAGTTGCGCGGACTTTGTAGGAACGCTGTTTCTGGCCCGTGATGTGGCCCACAGTGTGCACCTGAACACCCGGTCGTTTTCCAAGCACTCAGCGCTCAACGAGTTCTACGACGGCATCATTGACTTGGCCGACAAGTTTGCCGAGGCGTATCAAGGTCGGCACGGGCTGATTGGCCCGATCACCTTGATGAGCGCCAAGAAAACGGGCAACATCGTGGAGTTCCTTGAGGACTCACTGTCCGAAGTCGAAAAGATGCGCTACGAGTGTTGCAAGAAAGACGACACGCCGTTGCAGAACATCATTGACGAGATCGTCGGGCAGTATCTGTCCACGCTGTACAAACTCAAGTTCCTCGCATAAGGACACATCATGGAACTGTTGAAACCCCTGGCTGACTCCTCTTTTGCTGCTCAGACTGCAGCGTTCACCGGCACTGCGGCCAGCACGACTGGGTGGCCTGCGGGCCCTCAAGGCGTGGTGATCTGGACTACATCACCGGCGTATGTGCGTGTGGGTGAGGGTGTGACGGCTACGACGTCGGACACTCCGATCCCGTCTAACAC